CGCATCAACAATGATCGGGGGAGTTTACGCATATAACGACAGAGTAAGCGAGCCATGGTTTGCCCCAGCGGGTATCAACAGAGGAGGATTAGCCACGGTAATTGCCGCGGAAAGAAAAGTGTCTTCAACTAACAGAGATACCTTATATGAAGCAAACATTAACCCAATTGCTACATTCCCGGGAACTGGAGTTGTAGTATACGGTCAGAAAACATTACAAAGAAGAGCATCTGCTCTTGATCGCGTAAATGTTCGTAGATTGTTAATAGCGCTTAAATCATACATTTCTCAAATAGCATTAGGTTTAGTATTTGATCAAAATACTATTGCTACAAGAAACAATTTCTTAGCAGCCGTTAACCCATATTTGGAATCAGTACAACAAAGACAAGGTTTATACGCGTTTAAAGTTGTAATGGATTCTAGTAACAACACTCCAGATGTAATTGATAGAAACCAATTAATTGGTCAAATTTATTTACAACCAACTAAGACAGCTGAATTTATTTACTTAGATTTCAACATCTTACCTACAGGAGCAACGTTCCCGAGTTAAAAAACTAATTATTTGAATATTTATAATAAATAAACAACACAGCAATGCCAGTAATTGATCCAAACGAAATTTTCTTCACAGCCTTCGAACCGAAACAGGCTAATAGGTTTATCCTATATGTTGATGGTATCCCAAGCTTTATGATTAAAGGCCTATCAGGTCTTGGGTTCGAACAGAACGAAATAACTATGAACCATATTAATGTTTACCGTAAGATTAAAGGTAGGTTAGTTTGGAACGATGTTACCATGACTTTATTTGATCCAATCACCCCTTCAGGTGCTCAAGCCACTATGGAGTGGTTACGTCTACACCACGAATCAGTAACGGGTAGAGATGGTTACAGTGATTTCTATAAGAAAGACTTAACTGTAGATATCTTAGGACCTGTAGGTGATATCGTATCAGAATGGATCATTAAAGGAGCATTTATTAAAAATGCTAGCTTTGCAGATTTAAACTGGGATGAAGGTGAAACAGTACAAGAAATACAAATGACCATTGGTATGGATTATTGTGTATTGAACTTCTAATACCAACCCCACAATATTTTCTTAAAGAAAGCTTGGCTATGCCGAGCTTTTTTTTTACATTGGTATATTACATTAATATAGAGAGATATGATGCCTTATACTTTAGAAATAATTGCCATAATTGATATGTTAATTATTATATGTACTTTTTTAGTTTTTAGAATGGTTAAAACAACTCGTAAACAAAATGAAACTTTACAACGTGAGTTAGAAGATTTTAAACAAGATCATTTACGATCATTTGCAACGGTATTAGATAGAGTAGCAAATCAACATCAAATTGTTAAAGAATTTGAAAAACAAATCGAACTTAAAAACAAAGAAGTAGTTTTTCAAACTAATTCACGAATCAACCAATTAAAATCTCAAATTTATAAAGATTTTGATATGTACAGACAACAAGGTCGCCAATATTAACAATTACTTATCAAAGAATTTATTTTTTTAATATGTATACATGACAAAAAATAGTTATACTAAATAAAAATTATGGCTGAATTTAATATTCCAACTGAAGTTATAGAATTACCCTCTAAAGGTTTACTATATCCAAAAGCATCCCCTTTATCTTCCGGGAAAGTAGAAATGAAATACATGACTGCTAAAGAAGAAGATATCTTAACTAATCAAAATTTAATTAAAAGCGGAGAAGTAATTGATAAATTGCTTCAATCTTTAATTATAGATAAAATCAATTATAACGATTTATTTATTGGAGATAAAAATGCTATTATGATAGCTGCTCGTATTTTATCATATGGATCTAGTTATGAATTTGACCATGATGGTGTTCGTCAAGATATTGATTTAAGTAAATTTGAAATAAAAGATTTACATCCTGATTTTGAAAAGGCAGAAACTAATGAATTTTCTTTTAAACTCCCCCATTCAAATAATGAAATAACTTTTAAATTGCTTACTCACGGCGATGAAAAGATTATTGATGAAGAATTAAAAGGTTTAAAAAAGATTAATAAATTTTCTTCAAATGATGTAACAGCTCGCCTTGCTCATCTTCTTACTTCTATTAATGGGTCTAGAGAAAAGAAAGATATTAGAGAATTTGTCAATAATTACTTTTTAGCTAAAGATTCTAGAGCATTTAGAAAATATTATAGTACGGTTTCTCCTGATATAGATATGAGTGTAACATTAATAGATAGTGATAGTGTAGAGGAGGAGGCTACTCTCCCAATTGGGATTAACTTTTTTTGGCCTGACGCCTGAGTATAGGGGGACTTTATTCAGCCAAATACACGAAATAGTTTATTATGGTAATGGTGGTTACGATTGGGGGACCGTTTATAATATGCCTATTTGGCTTCGTAATTTTACCTTTAAAAAAATTGAACAAACCCTTTCAGACAAAAATAAAAAAGAAGAAAGTTGGAATAATCAATCAGTTAAGCAAGCTGGATTAAAACAAAAGAATACTATCTCACCTCCAAGTTATGTTACAAAGGCGTCAAAAAAATGACGCCTTTTAATATTTATAATAAAATATAACTAATGGCTTTAAAGGATAATCTTAAAGGTTCAACGGAAGAAATTCAAAGACTTAATGATCTGGGAACAGACATGCGAGATATCTATAGTGATATAGGTGGGGCCTTAAAAGGATTTGCTAGAGATAGTAAGGATTTTGCTAGTGCTATTAGTGACGCCTCTAAAATACAAAATGATTTAGCCAAATCAGCTGAAAATTTAACAAAATTTACAAAAGAAGACTTAAAAGATAAAAAAAGACTAGCAGCATTTAATAAACAAGCTGTAGATTTAGATAAAACACGTGCTGCTTTAGAATCTAAGATTAGAGTACTTAAGGCTCAACAAGTAAATGCTACTAAGAAAGAAAAAGCAATTTTAGATAAAGTAGTAGAAAATTTACAAAATTCTACTGGATATGCTCAAGACACCCAAGCTGCGTTTAAAGATATTTTAGACACAGCTAAAAAAATTGAAAGAGCAAACCCTTTTAAAGGTATTGCTGAGGTAGTAGCTGATATTCCTATTATAGGTAAAGCATTTAAAGAATTCTCAAATGCCGCTGAAGCTTTCAATAATGAAATGTATGAAAGTGGGGATAGGATGAAAGCCACCCTTAAATCATTTCAACAACTTGGGGGATTAGCTGTAAAAGGAACTGTAGGTCTTCTTGTAAAAGCTTTTATAGAATTAGATAATCAATCTACTGATCTTGCTCGTAATTTAAATGTAAGTAAAGGGTATGGTGAAGAATTAGCTAAAAGCGCTGATAAATATGCATCGAGCATTATTGGAGTTTCAGGTAAAGACATTACAAAATCTCAATTAGAATTTGCTGATGCTTTAGGAACTACAGCCATTTTAAGTGGAGAAGCTGCAGCTAATTTTGATACTATAACTACAAAATTAGGACTTTCAGTTGAACAAGCAACATCATTCACTTCCTTATCTATAGCTTTTGGTAAAAGCACAAAAGAAGCAACTAAAAATACAATTGCTCAAGTTAAAATCCAAAATGCCCTAAGTAATTCAGCTATAGATTATAAAGATATTTTACAAGATGTTGCATCATCTAGTAAAGCTATTTTAATTTCATCTGGAGGAAGTGCCGAAAAATTAGCTAAAGCGGGCTTTGAAGCAAAAAAGTTTGGACTTACCTTAAACCAAGCTGACGATATAGCAGGAAATTTATTAGATTTTGAATCATCTATTGCAGCTGAAATGGAAGCTGAATTACTTTTAGGTAGAGATCTTAATTTAGAAAAAGCTAGACGAGCTGCTCTTGATAATGACTTAGCTACTTTAGCCTCAGAAATTGCAAGAGAAGTAGGTTCTGCAGCAGATTTCGCTGATATGAATCGTATTCAACAAAATGCTATAGCTAAAGCTGTTGGGATGACTCGTGAAGAATTAGCAGCATCATTAATTGAACAAAAGTCAATTGCTGAATTGGGAGTTAATACCGCAAAGGAGGCAAAAGAAGAAACTAAACGCTTACTCGATAATATTGATAGCTTAAAAGCCCAGGGAAAACTTGGAGAAGCTGAAGCAGCTAGAAAGTCATTAATAGGGAAATTAGGTAGTGATGAATTAATTAGACAAAGAGAAAACCAAAATACTCAAGAAAAAATTAAAGAATTAGTTGATAAAATACTAGCAGCATTTAAAGCATTTGCCCCTTCAGCAAAAAAATTAATACCTATATTTGAAGGTTTAGCAAATAATGCAGGTAAAATTGCTGCAGCAATTGCTGCAATTGCAGCTGTATCTCTTGTTGGCAAATTCTCAAAACTATTAAAATTATTTAAAGGATTAACAAAATCAGCAAAAGGTCTTAGTAAATTAATACCAGGATTTGCTGGTAAAACCGTTACTCAAGCTGTAATGAAAGAAGGCGGTCAAAAACTATCAGGAGCAGCTACCCAATCTGCTGTTAAAGCTGGTAGCGCCACTGCTATTAAAGCTGGGGCTAAATCAACAGCTAAAACTGTAGGTAAGACAGGTGCCAAATCTGTAGGTAAAAGTCTTCTTAAAAAAATCCCTGGAATTGGGTTAATAGCTGGTTTAGCGTTTGCAGCTAGTAAATTTGCAGAAGGAGATTTTGCAGGGGCAGGATTAGAAATAGCATCAGGGGCAGCAAGTCTTATCCCTGGACTTGGGACTGCAGCTTCATTAGCAATTGATGCTGGAATTATGGCTCGTGATGTTAATAGATCTATGAATCCTACAGCTACTGCAATGGCTACAGGAGGAATAGTAAATCGTGCAACTTCTGCTATAGTAGGAGAAGCAGGTCCAGAAGCAATAATTCCATTAACAGAATTTTATAATAAAATGGATGAATTAATCCAAGCAGTTAAATCAGGAGGGAATGTTTATTTAGATGGACAAAGAGTAGGAAGTGCAATGTCAACATCCTACCGTTCAGTATCGAATTAACTTTAACTTTCAATATTTATAATAAACAATAATAAAAATTAATAATTATGGCTGATTCAATTCAACAAATGTTTGATACAAACGGCTCACCTTTAGCTGTGCCCATTTCACCAGCAAATGGTGTTACTCCGGACAGTATAGGTATTGTAGGTAATTCAACACTTCATAATGAATATTCTAATGTAGGTAACCCTACCCATAACGCCCCAGCTTACAACAATTTTGGAGCAGGTTCTATTGGATATTCAACACCCCCAACTTCCATAGAAGGTTTAAAAGCTGAAAAATATCAAAGACCCGTAAATAGATATAAGAATAATCTCCCTTCTGGAGCATCATTTTAATATCAATATATGCCTTCTCTTTTAGATCTTAAAACGGACCTAAAATCTTTACGCTTTGGTAGAGATAAACAAGGTGGCGGAAGCAGTAACCAACCCTATATAGTTACACCAATCCCCGAAGGCGATACTACTGGGGCTAGTGAGCTGTATGGGGATTTTCTTTTAAGAGGAGGAGCCCTACGTCCAACAATAGTTGCACGTAATACAAGTAGATTACTTCAATTTCTTGGAGATACTTCAACAGGAAATGGCGTTGCATTCGTAGCTAAACAAAATCTTTTAGCTAGATTAAACCCCCCATCAATAGGACAACCTAATAGGATATACACCCCAGCTAATACTATTTTACAAACAGCTGACCCTACAGGAATACTTCATTTTAATAAAGATGGTTTAAATTTTTCAACCCCTTATAAAAATACTTACGAAAGAAGAACATTTGATCAAAATGTAGAGACTCCTGATAATAATAGATTAGTAAAACTAACCTTAAATAAAATTTCAGGAATTAGCACTGCTATTGATGTAGGTCCAAATTCATATGGTATAACCTCAATAGTGGGGAATATATTAACCTATGGTGGTGGAGCAGGTTCCATTGGTGGTGTTGGTAATACTAAAATAGATAGAACAACTGTTACAGATCAAAACTCTGTACGAATCCAATTAGGTAATGGGGTAGATGGTACAAGAAATAGTACTGATGACAATTTACCTATTAATCTTACATTTACTAATAAAAGAATAGCTGAATTATCTTTTACTTCATCAGATAATTCTATAACTAGAATTTACAAAAACCAAGCAACTACAGCTTTAACAGATTTTAGAAGACAAGTTAAAGAAGATAATACAATTGCTGCAACTAAACTTGTTTCATCTAATTATACACAATTCAATAGAACAAAAACCTATGGCATTACAGATTCTGGTAATAGGAGTTTTACTAGAATTAATCAATATGAAGGAGCAAAATACGATGATAGGTTAATCCAAGATCCAGTTACAATGAAGCCTATATATAAGGCTACTGAAGTAGAAGATGATATGAGAAATAGTGACTTTATCAAATTTTGGATTGCTCGTTTAGATAATGATTCTGTAGAGGGAGAAAAAGAATACATCCACTTAAGAGCCTACCTTTCAGGTATATCTGATAATTTCAAAGCAAGTTTTAATTCTTTTAATTATGTAGGTAGAGCTGAATCTTTTCAAACTTATAAGGGTTTTGATAGAGACTTTAGTTTTTCTTTAAAAGTAGCGGCTTTATCTCGAGTAGAACTTAAATTAATAACTGAAAAAGTTAACTACATTGCATCACTTACAGCACCGGATTATTCTGAAGGTGGGTTTATGCGATCAAATATCGTATATTTAACTTTAGGTGATTATTTAGATAATGTGCCTGGATTTATAGAAAGTGTTAATTTAACTATACCTGATGATACATCATGGGAAATAGCTAGAGGAGCAGATGGAGAAGTTGAAATTCCGCAGGAAAACAACACCCTTCAAAGTGCAGATTCAAACGATCAAGATAATAATTTTGTTCAACAATTACCAAAATATATTGAAATGCAAGTAAGTTTTAAACCAATTCACTCTATATTACCAGCAGTAGGCGCTAGATTTATAGGTAGGGGTTATAGATATCAACCATCTAAAATAGAGGAAACTCCTAATAATGGATAGATATAGAAACATAAAAATATTAAACAATGCTCAAGGTATAAAGTATTATAAAGGTACTAAATATCCTGAAATTCCTTTATCTGAAGATGATATTTATGTTATAACTGTTTTTGGTGATAGGTTAGACATTTTAGCCAACCAATATTACGGTGATTCTACTTTATATTGGATAATTTCTGCAGCAAATTCTTCACAATCTTTTAGTTCTATGTATATTATAGAAGGTTCACAATTAAGAATACCTAATAATGTAAGTAATGTATTATCATCATATCGTGCTTTAAATTCTTAAACTATGGCAGATAATATAATCGGAAAATCTTTTGAAGAATTTGTCATAAATCAAATAGACTACAGACAAGAGATTTTATCATCCACTACCCGAGACCAAAAGTTTTTAAAATATGTTTCTAAAACCCCTTGGTTAAGAATGGCTTCATCTGTTAATATTAGCAGCTCTATAAAAGCCTCTGAATTAGGATTAGATGAATATATGGGCTCTAAAGCTGCTGAACAATTTGTTTTACAAGGTGGTCTTACAGGAGTAACAGAAATCCTCAATGAAGATAAATCAATTTCATACAGTCCACTAAATCTTAGATATGGAGTATCTCCAAATAATTCTATAGTTCAATCAAGAGACCCCCAACCCTCATATGGGTTTGGTACTTCTACCCAGGGAAAAACCCCAATGCCTGGATTAACTAGTGTTAATGTACAAAACTATAATAATGGTGCTATTCGAAAAGGTGTAGTTAGATTTACCTGTACTAGTTTAGAGCAATTTAATATTATAAATACTCTTTACATGAGAGTTGGGTATTATACTTTAGTAGAGTGGGGTCATACTGCCTACTTAGATGCTAGAACTAAAACTTTAGTAAATCGTCAAGAATTTTCAACCCCAGCAATTGAATCCTTTTTTCAGGGAAAAAATTCATCTGAAATCTTAAAAAATATTCAAGAGGAAGTTTTTTCTTCAAGTGGTAATTATGATGCTTTTATAGGAAGAATAACTAATTTTAATTGGGCGTTCAATGATGGGTCTTATGATTGTTCTGTAGACATATACTCCCCAGGTGATGTAATTGATAGTTTAAAAGTTAACACAACATTTTCTCAACCAGTAGAAGTAATAAGTAAGAATTTAACCCAAGATCAAGATATGGATGCTCTTCGAGGCTCTTCAGTTAACCCAGAGTATGGTGTTGATGCCGTTGTTGTTTCTGGTCAAATTGAAAAAATCAAACCCTTATTTATTAGAAACAAAGATACAAGTGTAATAGCGAGTACTTTATACGAATATTTTAGCGAATTAAACCAAAAAAAATCATACTTTACCACAAATTCAGAAGTTGCTGAAGTAGAAATTTTTAGATTTACTGATGGGTCCCAAACTAAATCTTACTTTATAACTTTAGGAAAATTATTAGAAGTTATTCAAAATAAAACCTTATTATATGATAAAACGAGTAAAGAGCCTATAATAAGGATAAACTCAGACTATAACTCAAACTTTTGTGCTCGTTTCCCAGAACAAGTCTCTACCGATTGGAATAAATGTTATATCCCTTATACACTTTCTAGTGCAGATGGGGAGGACACTATAATTAGTCAAAAATTAACGGAAGCAACAAAGGACCCAACTAAAAGATATGACTATAAAAATTATGTAGGTAAAATGATGCATATTTTAGTTAATTTTGATTTTATAATTACAACACTTAATAGTAGTTTAGATAAAAATAATAAACTTAGTTTAAAAGGTTTCCTTCAAACTTTAATGAATGGAATTTCAAGTTCTATAGGAGGTATAAACGAATTTAAAGTTGGTTATTCTTCTTTAACTAATGAACTTACTATATATGATAATAACCCACTTGTTACGAGCCAATTAGTTAACAGTGAAAAACCTAAGGTAGCTAAATTTAACTCTTATGGGGTTGAAAAAGATATGAGTGCAAGTTTTTTATTAAACATAAGTATTCAAAGTTCTATTTCTAATGATATGGCTACTATGATTGCTGTAGGGGCCCAATCAAGTGGAAACCAAATAGGAGAAAATGCTACAGCTTTTTCTTTATTTAATGAAGGGCTTACAGATAGAGTTCAACCAACTTCTTTAGATGCTTACCATGCTAACACTAAATCAACAGAAGCAAAAGATCCTGCAATTGTATTTAAAGAAAACAAACAAAAACTATTTGATTTAGTTCGTTTAAGAAGTACAAAAGGTGCTAGTGAAAAAGATCTTAATGCTGCAAAATCTATAAACACAGACTATGCAAAATATTATTTAGGAAGAGCCACTGAAGTAGAAAAAACCCCAGGGAATATATTTATCCCATTTAATATGACTTTAGAAATGGATGGGTTATCTGGTATACGAATATTTGATATCTTTACTGTTGATAATAAAATACTTCCTGAAATGTATACAAATTCTTTAAACTTTGTAATTAAGGGAGTCCAACATGATATTACTGTAGGGGGGTGGACTACTACAATAAATTCTTTAACTTATAATCAATTTGAAGCTACTGACCCAAAACCTCTTTCCAATATTAAAACGTATAAAGAAAGTAATTCTAATTCTAACGCAACTCTCTCAGGACGATATTTCAACCCAGATGCTAACAATCCTTATAATATAAGACCTATTGGAACAGCAAAGAAATTTAAGGGAGTAATTGGAGATAAAGAAGGTTTTCAAGGAGATAAACCTATTGGTTTATTTTTAGTATTTGATGAATTAGATAATGGAATTCGTGCTGGAATGAAAAACTTAGTAAATGGTTATTTTAAAAGGAAAATAAATACTGTTGATGCAATTATTAATAGATATGCACCATCCTCAGATGGAAATAATACTGATTCTTATATTAACAATGTTGTTAACTATATAAACACATATATAGCTTTAAATTTTAAGGCTTCTAATACGACCATTGTAACATCAAATGGTGTTATTAAAACTGCAACAAAAGGAACAGAATTACTGGTTACAAAAGATACAATATTAACTTTTTCTGGGTTTGATGAATCTAATCCTGATAATAAATTAATTTTCAAAGCACTTAACCTAGCAATCCTTAGTTCCGAAGGTAGTATAAATCAAATACCAAATTTAATATCAGCAGTAGAAAAATTTAGTATATCTAAACTAAAATCAACAGCTTAAAATGTCTTATATTCCTGAACATAGATTCCAAGGTAACCTCTATACAAATGGGGGTGAATATTCTATCCTTTCTTCAGGAAAAGAATATCAAGGTTTTTATTATAAAGTATCAACAGGCAAGTTTTTTACAGGAAAAACACCATATAACAATATTACCCAAGAACTAATTCCTTTTATTAGTATAGATACTAGTAATATAAATACTTTGATAAATCCTCCTCGTACTATAGGAGATATAATAGAAATAGACCCTATTAAATTCCCATACTTTGGTTATAAAAGCTTAGAACTAACTTCAACTTATATTAATATTTTCCAAATTGATTCAAATCAATCATATTTAACACCAATTCCATACCTCCCATTACCTACTCCAGAAGATTATACTAATGGTACATTTATAAGATATATATTATTTAATACCGTCTCTAAAAATTATTTAGAAGTAAACCAGGATACCTATAATAATATATCATCAAGAAATTCATCATGGGATTATTTCCCTTATATTGCATTTACTTTACCTTGGAGACTTAGTGGAACTAAAGAAGAAATAATTCAAACTAACACTAAAATGATAGTTGTAGTAAGTAGGGATAATAATTTACCATCATTATCTTCCTATTTGGTTGACCTATATGAATACTCAAAACTAAACAAAGTAGAAGAACCATTTACATATACTATTACCTACAGGGATATTTAATTTGGTTTAGTGAATTATATTTCGTATATTCACATCAATGTTTTGGTTAATAGAAAATAGTAAACAATTTGAGGTTTTAAAGAATAGTGGTTTTAAAGAAGCGTTTGTAGAGATTATTCCAAATAATCCTTATCAACACCCAATTGAAAATTCTATTTGTGCCTTCTATGTGCGTCCTATCCAAGGGCACAAGGGATACATTCTACCCATTTCACACACCGAATGTGGAACTCTATTTGAGGATGATGTTTATTTATGGTTAAAGGGTTTAGATAAGATTTATGTAAGGGACAAGAAAGAGTTCCTACATTATACGATATTTAAACAGCTTATAGATGTAACGCTACACCTTCCTCCGTATATACTTCCCCAAACAACGGCGCATACAATTTTATATAGCCGTTTCCCCGATTTATTAACTATTAACCAAATCGTGCCAATTACTAAGCACTATGAGGTTTGCGAGCAAGTATATGACGATTTGGAGCACCACGTTAATTCCGCGGTAAACCCGTTCTATAATGACCGGGCTACGTTGGTGTTCAATGCGATTGAGCGTAGCGGGATAAAAATTGACAAAAATGAATTTAAAAAACACTTCCCCGAAGTTGAAGACGAATTTGTCTACACACAATACAACTTCAAAACACTCACTTCACGCCCCTCAAACACCTTCAACGGCGTCAACTACGCTGCTCTCAATAAAGAGAACGGTTGTAGGAAAAGCTTTATCCCACGCAATAATATTTTTGTTGAATACGATATTTCTGCTTATCACCCTACCCTTAGTGCTAGGCTTGTTGATTATGATTTTGGTGAAGGTGATATACACGAAAATTTTGCCAAGATGTATGGAGTGGATTACGCGAAGGCAAAGGAATTAACATTCAAACAATTATACGGAGGAGTATTCGAAAATTATAAAGACTTGCTATTTTTTAAGCTGACAAGCGAATATATACGGAGTAACTGGGAAACATACAATACCGAGGGGAAACTCATGTGTCCCATATCTAATTACGAATTCAAGCGAGATGAGTTAGAGAACATGAACCCTCAAAAGTTATTCAACTACTTACTACAAAACATGGAAACGAGCGTGAATATTGAAATATTGTATCGTATATTCAAGGTATTGAAAGGAAAAAATACTAAGTTAGTCCTCTATACTTTTGATAGTTTCCTTTTTGATGTAGATAACGATGAGAAAGAAGTTTTAGAGGAAATAAAAGAGGTTTTTAATAAATTAAAGTTACAAATAAAAAGCAAACATGGACACAACTACGATTTTAAATAATTCATCCAATATTTATGGGGTAGAATATGACTACGACAACTCCAAAAATACCTTAGATTTGAATAACAAGCTTTTCTGCACTTTTACTACTCTAGAAGATTTAGACGATTTAGTTGCTGACTTACAATCTAAGTATACTATCATGTATAATAAGATGTTTGTGTTACACGTTAAAAGTAACGGCGAATACGTTGTCACATACAACGTAGAACAAGGCAACATCTCGTCCATCCCCGATAATACCATTTTGGTTCACCGCAAGAAGGATTCAAATACCCTATACACGATTAACGCTCTCAATGAATTGATTAAGCGTTTGAATGGTGGTGTAGTAGACCCACGTTTCAGGATTGATTGGAAGCATTATAAGAACACAATTCTATTGACACAACAAAACGAATTGAAAGAATTAAAGACAAAAATTCACACAATTATTGAATTGTAATTTGGCTCCCCAAAATTAGTTTCGTATATTT